ATCAGCATCCAATCCTTGGGCTTCCAATAGTTCGTGATATTCTTCTTTGATCAACTTTAGATATAGATCAAATTGAATACCCAATGGATCTGTGACCTCATGCTGATTGGAAGGAACTGCTTGATCGCAGGCTCGCATAAATTGTTCTTGGTCCTTAAAAGGATTGGTCATGGTTGATCCTCCTCAACAGGCACAGGCAAGTTTTCTTCATCAACTTCTTCACCAATCATGTCCATAGCATCCTTATACGGTTCTTCTTCTTTGTTTAGTTCGTTTTCCACGGCCTCGGCCTTAAGCGCATTTAGACGCTCAACTTCAGCATGGTGTTGTTCAATATGCTCCATTTGACGTGTCCACGAAGGCATTTGACCGGCTTCTTGCAGTAAGTCATCGCGAATATCGCGCTGGCGTTTTTCTACATTGAGCACACGAGTAAACGAATTGGTCACTGCCGCTGTGTAGTAGGCAAAAGGATTGTTGGATTTGGATTCATCAAACTGAAGTGCAATCTGGGTCAACTGTATAAGAGCCTGGCCCCGCATTTCGTCTATATAACTGTAGCCACGCCAGTTTGATCGCAAACTGTAGCGTTCACACAGTTTCAAGAACATGGCACCCAGGTGATTGGTAAGCCCGCCGTGGTCCACACTAAATTTGCCGCGCTTGAGCGTGCCTGACCAATGGCTACGCACCACTTCTTGCCAATTGCCGTCACTGTCTTGAACAAAGTGCTTGAACGGCGGAAAGTTTACTTTGGATCGACGATCGCTTTCGCTTTTGGGATTGTTCTTGCGTCCAGGCTCCAAAGGAATATGTTCCCAGGACATGAGCCTGACCACCAGGTCAGTTGTGGCAATCTTTTTAATAGGTATCTCAAATTCGTCGGCCTTGGGTTTGGTGCTGGCTTTGCCGCCTTCTTCTGCCCACTTTGCCAGTGCCTGTTGATATGCTTGTTGGCTAAGACGAGATGATCTAGCCTTTTTTGCCAAATTCAGCACACCCTCAGGATATGCCTTGGTTTTGCGATTATGAAAATGTTTTAGATCATGTAGAATGATGTCATACTCAGTGTATTTTGGATCATCAATCCAGCAGTATGTGAGTTTACTGCGATGTATTTCTGCTAAAAGGTCTTTGTTTTTTAGGTATACTTGTTTTGGTTTTTGTTCTTCAATCATTCAGGGCTCCTTAGGTTTAGTATAACAGAAGACCAAAGCAAGGTCAATAGATGATTATATGCGCGGTTAACTAAAACGGTAAATAGGCACTGGAGAATCATCTAATGAAGATCAAAGATCTATCACGCCAACTTGTTGCTGTATATGCAGGCCGCTTTCATCCGTTTCATATCGGACATGCCATGGCCTTTAAAGAACTACAGGCAAAGTTTGGCGCGGAATCTACTTATATTGCCACTAGCGGCAAGGTGGAACCACCTAAGAGCCCATTTAGTTTTGAAGAAAAACTAGTAATGATCAGCGCCGCTGGCATTGATGCCAGCCGTGTTTTTCAAGAAACAGTTCCATATGCACCGTTGATCTTGCCGCAGGCTCTAAATCTTGATCCAGCCAAAGATGTTTTGATTTTTGGTGTTGGCAGCAAAGACATGGCCGAAGATCCAAGGTTTAATTTTGCTCCACTGAAAAACGGAACACCCAGTTATTTCCAACCCTTGAAAGGCAACGAGAACAACCTTAAGCCTTTCAGTAATGACAAATTACCCGACGGCACTAGAGCCGGGCACGGATATGTTTTTGCTGTCAAGGATTATAAATTTAATGTGGCAGGACAAACTGCCGGGTCTGCATCTGACATACGCAATAGATTTGTTGCTGGAGATGCAGATCTGCGTCAACGAATCGTTGCAGATTTATATCCCAATGCATCGCCTGCAGACCAAGCAAGAATTTTAAAAATCTTTGAATCAAAATTGGGAGCAGTCAAATGAACATTGATACCCCAGTTACATTGGCCTTCAAAGCACTTGGCGCAACAATAACATGGAAGTCGTCACCTAAGATTGATCAGACCATTGATGTAAACTATCAGACCTGGGAACTGCAACACACAAACTATCAGCCCAGTGCATTTGGTAATAGAGTTACTCCGGTGATCAGTATCAGTGGCCCCTTTGTCAGCAGAACTACGGAAGAGGCCACAGAAACACTTATGGCTATTCATGCGCTTCGTTCAGCAACATCCATGTATTACGGACGCGATGACAAAAACAAAGGAACTCCTCCTCCAGTGGGTCGATTAAATGCCTATGGCCTCTACAACAACACTCCAGTGGTAGTCAAGCAGTTTCAATACAATTACCCCAACGAAGTTGATTATGTCACTGCGCCAATGTTTGGAGGCAATCAAGCAGTTCCTGTGTTATTTGAAATGACCGTTCAGTTGATTGTTCAAATTCCACCAGTAGAAGCAGTCAAAGAATATTCACTGGATGCATTCTACTCAGGTAGCCTATTAGGCAAAGGATACATTTAATGAACACAGGCAAAGGACTTTACAGCAAAACTTTCATCAAGGATTTTTATCTTGATTTGTCAGTAATACCTACCAGCGAAGCCATGGCAGGAGGTAAAAGCCTTGAACGCCATGTGGTGACACCAAAACAACAATATAGACCAGACTTGCTCAGTTATGATTTGTATGGATCCAGCAATTACTGGTGGACCATAGTGTTACTGAATCGCGACCAACTCAAAGACCCCATTCGTGATCTCAAGGCCGGAATAGTTCTTAGAGTTGTATCTCCTGGTTCAATTGCAGGAGCAGTATAATGCCTGTAGGACAAAAGCCTCAACTCAATCTCCCAGGCTTGGGCGAACTTCATTATAACCCATTACAACAATATCGCAACGTCACCTACAACGTTCGCCTGTCAATGATGCCAGCCAGTGATGGAAAAATGGCCAGAGAAGCAAGATCTTACAATTACAAAATTGGTATTGTCATGCTTGAAACAGGCGGCACCGGCAGCGTTAACCTAGAAGAACTGACAATGAAAATGGTTGGTGCCGGCAACCAGACACCTAATTTTAACATGGTTCCTCCACACGAAATAAAGATGAAGTTGGTTGAACCATTGGGTGGAAGATTTATTGAGTCATTGTCTATTGCGGCAATCAAACAAAACTATATCACTAACCCTGATGCAATTTATTTGCTAGAAGTTTGGTTCACAGGCTACGACGACGATGACAATCCAGTGGTTTGCAAAAACTGGGGTGGTGGCCCATTGGAATTTAGATGGTATGTTGTGATGACTGAATTAAGAATGCAGTTAGACTATCGCGGTTCTGTGTATGATTTAGAATTTGTTTCTTCAGAAGGCCAGGCCAACCTTGGCGACTTCATGAGCCTTGAACAAGGATTTAGAATGGTAGGGTCACCTTCAACTATTGGTGAGTTCTGCAAGGAATTAGAAACAGCCTTAAACAAACGCGAAGAGGACAAAGTCAAAGCAGGGCTTAGAGAGCATCCTCACAAGTATAAAATCACTGCACACAGAGACCTAGTCAATTTAAAGTATGACTACAGTTTGTTTTCACGAGTAACTACACTTTTTGGCATGTTTCGAGGAGAAATTCAAGTTTCTAATTCCACAAGCATTCCTAGATTCATCACAAATCAAATGCCAAACAGCAAGGAAGTTTTAAAGTATTTGCATCGTGTCGACGACGGTAAAAAAATATACAACGTGCCTGACACCAACCCTAACACAATTAACAAACCAACAAGAAACATTGTGTGTATTGCAGGATCCAAGTTCCGAGAACAGGGTTCTGGTTATCTATTTGACACAAAATTAAATGCGCCTGCACAAGAAATAAACTTTTTTGTCTACGCAAGAACGGACAGTAAATCTTTTATCAGTCCTCAAGAATACATTGATGCCTACGAGGCCAGTCAACGCAATGGCCGTGTTCAAGTATGGCTTGATCAGGGACTGCTCAGAAAAGCCTACAAGTGGATCTATACTGGAGAAAACACAGAAGTCATCAATGCTGAATTAAAAATTGACAATCTTTGGCGAGCAGTTAGACCTCTTTGGATTGACACAGAAAGCGGCAAAATTATTGCACCAGGAGCCGCAACTCCTCCTGCACAACGACGTCCCCCTGGTCAAAGAGAAACTCCCCCAACATCTAATCAGGCAAGGCAACCTCAGCCCAATACTTGGGCCGCCGCTGGTCAAACTCTTTATGCAGAGGATCTGCCAGCACGCCCAGGCAAGCCCGAAGACAATCCGCATATCAGATGGAGACCTCAATTTTATCATGCCAACACAGCAGTTCAGCAGTCTGGCACGCAGTCAGCAGTTTCAGAAGAAAACGCACACGAATACAGCATCTTTAAACAGATTCATGGACAAGTGGGTGCAGGTTCACAAGACATGGTGAATCTAGACCTAGACGTGGTCGGAGACCCATACTTCTTAATGCAGGAACCATCTGAGTCAGGCAAAAGTCCTTGGCAGGACGACGTTTGGTGGTTTGAAAAGAATTATGTGTCAGAAGAACAACTCAAAGATAAACGCAAATATACTGCCACAAGAACCAATCAACCTTATATTTGGTTTGAAGCGCAAGTGCCAGCCGCCGATTTAAATGATCAGGATCTTATGAATCTACGACCTGCAGATGCCATAACAGGAATTTACTGTGTCAAGGAAGTGGCACACACTTTCCAAAAGGGCAAGTTTGTTACCAAACTTTCAACATTTAGAGAAGTGCTGGCTAATCCTTACGACGTGAGAAGTCCGCGCAGTTCTAGTTCTATAGCCAACTCTGGCGGCCAGGCCAACAACGGAGCAGGCCAAGCATCTGCCACTGGTCCCAATAGTGCTTGGGTCCAGAACGGTGGTGGTGAAACGCCACTGGTAGATCCTAACAACCCCAGTGCAGGTGGTGGCGCAGCCACAGGTAACCCAAATCTTGCACGTCAAGGCGAACGTGTTAGAGAAAATCAACGCAGACGTCGCGAAGAAGCCGAACGCGAAAGACAACAACGCCGCAACAGACAAAATGGCACGAACAGTTCTGGATCTGCTCCTGGCATCAGCGATATCATTGCGCCTTAAGGAAATAATATGAGAGTCAACGCCACAGGAGCAACACCAGCACATCAACAAGGTTCTGCCAACAGCGGAAAATACAACGGAATCTACATGGGTAAAATCAAAGAAACCCATGATCCTCAAGGACTAGGACGTCTAAGAGTTTGGATTTCACAACTAAGCAATGCCAATGAAAGCGACCCGCGAGGTTGGTTTACCATGCGATATTGCCCTCCCTTTGCCGGTGCCACAGATACCAAAGATGAAGCCACTGCTCGAGATGCAAAGACTTATCCACAAACCAATCAAAGTTATGGCTTATGGATGATCCCTCCAACAAAAAATGTCTCAGTGATTTGCGGGTTCCTCAATGGCGATGTCAATCAAGGCATCTGGTGGGCATGCTTGCCGCCTGACGGTCACACTCACTCATTGCCAGGCATATCATCCGGTTCCACTCATGACAAAACAGTCAAGCCTGTGGCCGAACGCAACAGATTTAATACCGCCGATCCACAGGCTGAAAATCGTCCTGAACATCCTGCAAGTTTTAGAATCAGTGGCCAAGGACTAGACAAGGATCTACGACGTGGTCACACCAATGCTGGTCCTTTTAGAGCCAAAGATAAACATCCAGGACTAGCCTATGGTATCTTGAGCCCAGGCCAACACAGCGTCATGCTTGATGACGGCGACGATGGTATCAGTGGTGCCATACGCCTAAGAACTTTTACCGGTCATCAAATTGTCATGCACGAAGAAGGCGGGTTTATACATGTAATCAATGCCAAAGGAACTGCTTGGTTCCAACTTGATACAGATGGCAACATTGACTTTTATGCAGCCGGAGACTTTTCAGTTAACGCTGAAAAAAATATTAACTTTCGTGCCGGTGACAACTTTAACTTTGATGCTGGCAACAATGTCAATGGTGTATCTAGAAATAACATGCACATTGAAGCCTGTGAGGTCATGCATTTGACAGGCGTCAACGGACAGAGATTTACATCAAGGCTAAACACCGACATCTACAGTTCTGCCAGCATGAAATTGTCAGCCAACAGAATTGACCTAAACGGTCCTGTGGCCGCCGAAGCAGAACTACCGGGCGAAAACAGTTTAATAACCAACTCTACAGTTGGACGTAGCGTGGCCGGGCGTGTGCCCGAGCGCGAACCCTGGGGCGGCCATTCAGCAAGAAATGGCGGAGAACCCATCACAACTCCTGCAGGTGTTGTTGATCCTACTTTGGGGAATCAACAAATAACTCCAGCGGCATCAAGTCATGAAGAATTGCCACCTCCTGAAACGTCTGATGCTATTGCTTGTATTCCTACAGTTAACATTGATACAGTTGTTATGAGTGATACTGCCTTTAACATGATGAAAAGTCGTGAGGCCTACCGTGGCATGATGTATAGTGACTTTCAGGGTTATAGTGTAGGTTATGGAACGCGAGTTGATATTTTTGGCTCTACTAATCCAGCCAGTAAAATTGATGACAATTTAAAACAAGCATTGATCAATGGACCCAGCGAAGCCGAAGCACGTCAGGCCAGCAGACAAATTATTGATAGGCACATTACTCCTCCGTTAAGAGCAAGATTAAAATCTGCCATGGCTGGTAAAAATGTCTGTATTACACAAAGCATGTTTGATGGGTTGTGCATGGCCGCTTACGGCAATCCACAGTCAGCGTATCAAATGACCGATCAATTAGTTGAAGCCGGCGCCAAGGCTCCTGACGGTAAACCTCCCAGAGCAGACATTGCTAGAATTTGGGCTAACTCAGTAAGTGCCAACGCCAATCAGCGCAACGCCGAAGCACAATTTGTCATGACCGGAGAAGTTCCTTCCAGCGTTAGGATAAGAACACCCGAGCAGTTGATGCGTGACGGTATCGAATCAGATCGTCAAGCCGTAGCCAATGCCCGTGCAAGAAATCCAGCATATCCTTGGAAAAGTTCTTTGGGAAATGGTCCTCAAACTGGGCAACGTGTGGATGCCGCATATGGTCGTCCAACTCCTACCCAGTTAGCACAATGGGAACGCAGTTACTATCTTAACACAGGACAACAAGCACCAGGGACCACGTTGACCACACAGCAACTGGCGGCCAAACATGGTAGTTCACACCAGGGCGCCAACAACCCACCCAATCAGCCTACACAGACCGCTTGATATAACCCAGTATTATCAGTGGTGGTAAATAGGCGTTATGCCACGTGTAATATCAAAATTTCGAGGATACAGTAGCGTAGGGACTACATTTCTTAGTCCTGTTCGCTATGACCTAGATCTTGCTAGACAAGACCTAGTAAATCAATTTAATACACGATTAGGCGAACGTGTAATGTTGCCAAAATTTGGCACAATAATCTGGGATCTGTTATTTGATCCCTTAGACGAATCGCTTATAAAACTCATCCAAGATGATGTGGTCCGTATCATTAACGAAGACCCACGATGGAGACTGATATCAGTTGATGTTTCGGAAGGACCCAACGCTTTAGACATAAGAATACTTGTCAACTATCGTCCCAGTGATGAAACTATTACATTGCCATTGACCTACGACAAAGGAACTAAAACAGAATGAGCCAAACTAAACGCTTGAGCCAATTGTTTGCCGCAGAAAGTTGGCTCAACAATTATCGTTATCTAGTAAATGCTGACTTCAAGTCCTATGACTTTGAAAGTCTTAGAGAAGCATTGCTGAACTACATCCAGGTAAACTATCCCGAAGACTTCAACGATTTCATCAATTCCAGTGAATATGTGGCTTTGGTTGACTTGATCAGTTATTTGGGTCAAAATTTGGCTTTCCGTGCAGATCTTAATTTGCGCGAAACATTTCTAGAAACTGCCGAAGTTCGTGACAACATCCTAAACAATGCAAGACAGTTGGGCTACAAGCCTTTCCGTAATACTGCGGCTCGAGGCTTTTTGCGTATTGAAGCAATTTCTACAACACAAAACTTATACGACAGCAAAGGTCAAAACTTGTCTGGGCAGACCATTGTCTGGTCAGACTCTGCAAATCCAGACTTCAATGAACAATTTTCATTGATTCTCAATGAGGTTTTCAACAAGAACAATCCTGTTGGCCGTCCAGTGTCAAGTCTAATCAGCAATGGTGTGTCACGTCAACTCTATGAGTTTGATCAACCGGACAACAGAACAATGGTAGCATCATTTGATGCATCAGCAAAAAACAACAACACCTACAGTTGTGAAGTTGTGCCAATGCTGTTAAACACAGAAACCGGCTTAATTGAAGAAAAGTCACCTAATCCCTATGGCTACATGACCATGTTGTTCAACAACGACGGAACAGGATATTCCAACATCAGCAACGGTTGGTTCTTTTTATTCACTCAAGGCATTATGCGTTATGTAGATTACAGTTTGCCAACTAGAATTGAAAACCGAGTCATTGATGTTGACGCCTTCAACGTCAACGAAACTGATGTCTGGGTTCAAAGCATTGACGGTCAAGGTCGTGTGATCAAAGAATGGAAACAGGTATCTGCTATTGCAGGAAAAAATGTCATCTTCAACAATGTCGATAAAGATGAACGAGATATTTTTGAAGTAGTGACTCGCGGCAATGATGCAATCAGCATCAAGTTTGGTGATGGTAGTTTTGGAAACATACCCACAGACAATCTACGCATTTGGTATAGACAAAGTGCCAACGCAAACATTTCAATTTCTGGCATTGATGTAGAAGGTCTACAGATTCCAATTCGCTACATTGACGCAGACGGATTTACACAAGATGTAATTTTTACACTGGGTCTAAACCAAGATGCTGTGGGCCTTGCCAACGAAACAATAACTCAGATTAAAAATCGTGCCAGTAGAACTGCTGCCAGTCAAGATCGCATGATCACTGCCAGTGACTACAACACCTATCCAGAAGGAAAAGTAGCAGGCGTTGAAAAAATCAAAGCAATCAATCGTGTTCATGCCGGTCAAAGTGTTTTTGCTGACATCAACGATCCTACAGCAACATATCGTCCAGTGATTGTTTTGGCCGACGATGCTTTTGTTTATTCATCACAAGACATAGGCGAGGATACTGTTTCAGATGACCTAGGAACACTACAAGTTTTTAAATGGTTGGAAAATGCTTTGCTACAAAGATCACTGCATCAGTTCTATTATAGAAATTTCTCAACCATTCCTGCTCCAAATGGACTACAGTGGCGTTTAGTTGATACTGTGGTTGGAGCCAGCCATGGATTCTTTACCTTAGACGGAACTACACCAATTCGCGTTGGCAGAGGAACCACAGATCAAAAATTAAGAACTATTAGAAAGAATACATTATTCAAAGCCAATGATGGGTCATGGCATCGTATTTTGGACATTTATCGAGAAGGTTTTGGTGTAAGTCGTAACGACGGGACCAACACTGGTGTCCGTGCCAATGGCGAAGGAGCAGTATTCATTTCTGGAATCCAAGAATCTGCGTCTATGGTTGAATGGTTCCCGTCATTGAGAACAAACTTCAATCCCAATGAAAAGCAGTTGATTCAACAGATAATCAAAGATCAGTTGAACTTTGGTCTACGCTACGATCAAACAACAGACAGTTGGAAAATCATCAATGCAGATGATTTGGTTGAAGAAGGCGAATTTGCAAACGTAACAGGAAGAAACTGGCTGATACGATTAAAGCACGATTCCAGCAACAACTCGTGGATCTATACCTTTAGAAAAGATGTTGTGGTATTTGGTAGTGAAGGTCAGTTGTCATTCCACAATCAAAGATTTGGCACAGCACTTGACCAAGTGACACGCCGAGTCCTCAAAGACAGCGTTGAAATTTTAAAAACCAATGTTGGTGTCACTGACAAACTGGTCTTTGACGTAGCAGATTACATTGTGCTAGATGATGCACGTTATGATCCTAAACGTGTGCAATTGTGGTTGCCAGGATTGTCAGAGAACCTAGTGCCAGAAGATCCAGGGCTATTTGACAAATTGTTTGGCAATTCAAAGATCAATTTAAAAACAGTGGAGTTTGCCGATGCATTGGGTCAGTTTACAGTTCAACCAATCGCCGACGATGATAGGATCACAGTTCCAGTCAAAGAAGATGTAACAGGCAAGAAACTATTGAAAGTTCAATACAATCATGTGCCGTTGCGTGACAATCGTGTCAACGCCGCAACTACCAACATCATTGATATGTTTGTATTGACCACCGAATACAATATCTTGTTTAGAAACTGGGTTGCTGGGGGTCTCAAAGGAACAATGCCGTTGGCATTGACCACATTTGAATTGGAACAGTTGATGCAGTCTATTGTTCCTTTCAAGAGCGTCAGCGACACAATTGTTTTCCACCCAACCAAATACAAGGTTATCTTTGGCAACGGTGCAAAAAGCAAGGATCAAGCAATTATTCGTGTAACAAAAAGTGATGGCACAAAGGTCAGCAATGCAGAGATCCGCAGTCTTGTAGTTTCTGCCATCAATGAATACTTTAGTGTTGACAATTGGGACTTTGGTGAAAGTTTTTACTTTACTGACATGGCATCCTGGGTTCATAGACGACTTGCCGGAGTGATCAGCAGTATTGTCCTAATTCCAAAACAATCTAATTCAAGTCTAAATCATTTTTTCCAAATCAAATGTGAGGAAGATGAGTTGTTAATTAGTAGTGCAATTGTGTCTGACGTTGAAGTGATCACAACACAACAAGCACCATTACCAAATAAGATCTAAGAGATGCAGAAAGATCCAAAACAATTTACAGGACAAGTTCCAGAAAATAACACTTACCCCGGACAGCGCAAAGAAGGGCGTGTTGCACCATTGGCCATTGATTTGTTGCCATTGGTATTTAGAACAGATACAAACAAGAAAATCTTTGGCGCCGCCCTGGAAGACATGTTCCAGCCTTCGTCTATTGAAAACGTAAACTATGCAGTTGGTCAGCCATCTGGTAATGCTGGCATATCACAAGAATTCTTGCCAAGAAAAAACAGCCGCAGACAATTTGAAACTGGTCTTCTAGTCCAAGATTCAACTGGCACACGAGTTTTAACGGCCGATGACATTGCATTGAGCCAAGGCTTTTCTGATCAGCATCTCAACGAAAAACAAGTTCCAGTCAGCGTTTTAGATTTGCCAATCAATCCTGACAAGTTTGTCAATTGGAGCAACTACTATTGGCTCGAAGAAGGAATGCCAACACTTTATATTGTTGGAACTTCATTGGAAGATGGTGGCGTCATCAACATTGTCAGCGACATCATTGGCAAAAAGAACTACACAATACCAACTCAAACCAATGGTCGAAGTGTTGAATTAAAAAACGGAATGCGTGTTGTATTCCAGAAAACTTACCCTAATAGAAACAATATTGACGGCAACACATCTGAGCAACATGTTGCTGACGGGTCAAATCAACTGGACTTCCAGCATGAAATGACTCAACAATACAATAAGAGCAAGATTTCCATATATGTAGACGGAGTATTAAAAACATTCGACACCGATTATGCCTTCACACTTGGCAGCATTATCTGGAGGGGAAGTAGTATTCCAGCCGCTGGTGCAGTGGTAGACATTGATCTACCAGACTACTGGGTCACTGAAGAAACTATACCACCAGAGCAACCAAAAATGGATCGCCGTTGGCAAGTGGAAGGCGTAGGCAGTCCCGGCGGCATTAGATTGCTTCCAAGATCACATCAAACAACAACCACAGTTTACAGTTCAACCATTCAAAGTCTATGGGATCAAACAACTATTCCTTGGGATAGAATTGAATGGGACGGTGACATTCCTGGCATTAACAAAAAACATTATGTTCTACAGAACACAGGCGCCAGCAATCGATCAGCGTTCAGCCGTGTCAATGTTTGGATCCATAGAGATACAATCTTAACGGTTTGCAACTACCTCAACTTAAAAACTGAAGAACTCATTGATGATCGTAAACGTGCATTGAGGCCAATTTTAGAGTTTGATCACAGACTTGAGTTGTTCAATCACGGCACAAAATTTAGACATTGGGTTGACGCTGTTGTTGACAGTAGATTTTCAATCATTCCCGTGAATCCTGGATCTATTGGTCCATTTACATTGATTGGTCAACCATTGACCAAACTATTGGTTTATACATGCTTCAATGCCATTAGCAGTCAGTCTAATGCCATAACTGCGCGAGCAGTATTGGATAAACTAGCCCTGGCACTAGACAACAACGATGACGAAGCATTAAACGAATTTGCTTTGGGTTTTGAAGCCAACGATAGAACACTGGTCATTGAAACATTGTTGAATATCAAAACAATTTTGAGAAATGTTCGTCAAGGAAAACTTTCAAATGTTCAGCGACGTGTGCTGTGGATCATTGAAGGTGCTTGGCAAAGCAAGATCATTACTTTTAAAACCAACAACGACAACATTGTAGTGGGCTTTGAAGTTGAATCGGCCAATGATGGTGATGCCGTTGTGGTGTTGCCAGGCAGCGGATTTGAATCAATGATGGAATATCAATGGATCAAAGGTCAAGTTGTTCCAGCACAGACTCGATTGACACCTGTTCAGAAGCCTTTGTTTAACATATACACTCGAGACCAACTGTCAATGACAGAGTGGTATCAAGTAAATGGAGTTAAGCCTACCAAGTTAAACTCAACAATCATTGAGTTTATGGAAGAAGATGATCCCATTGACACCGAATCCGGCTACAAACTTTCGTTCTTGGCCAGCAAATTTAAGTCATTGGATCCTAATACTCCAGCGGCCAATCCCATGTATGATATTCAATTTAAACATACGTTGCAGGATAAAATTTACTATCTAACTTCTGCTGTCACAGACAAAGAAATTCCTGGCCCTTATAGTTTTAGACGATTGCAATCTGTGATCACTGAACAAGAGCAATCGGTTAACGAAGGATTGAGTTTTGGATATAGACGTGCGTGGTTTAGGCTACGCAGTTGGGTAACCAATACTTACAGCCTCGACAAGCACATTGTAGGATCAGTATCTCGCATTGCCATTGATGCTCATGCGTGGCCTACCTATGAATGGAATATTTGTTATGAAAATAACATGCCAATGGTTTGCCACAGTGACAACCTTGAATACGCAGTTGAAAATTTAGTTGTGGCAGGACGCGGTGAGAACCTAAAACTCAATACCATTGGTGTTAACACCATTGACATTTTTGACAAAAATACTCAGACAAATGTAATGTCTGGTCTAAGCACCAACGGCCATGGACAAATAACAGTATTCATTCCTGCTGACATCGAAGCAGGTTTTTATGAACTGCACTTCAATGGCGAAACAAAAGTCAACCTATTGATAATTGACCCTGCGGCTGATCCTAGAGCACCAGCAATCAAAGTCAATGGTATTGATGACACAGACTACAGTTTTATTATTGACAGAGGAATTGACAATTACGCAACTAACTTGACAATTGAATTTAACAGCGTCAGCGGTATCGCTGAAATCAAACACCAAGGTGAGTTTACCAGCGAATCAGATCATGCCACTGCTATTCCAGGAATTGAACTCAATCCCTTACAGATAGTAGAACTTGGCACGTTCACCCCTAGTCGTTTGGTCAAAGGCATGCAAAGAACAATTAAAGCCAATGACATTCAAGAAAACTTAACTTGGACGTTGAGTCCGCAGATTCCTGCACTAGATGGAGCACTGATGGCCGACATATCTGCCATCAGAAGCACTTGGTTAAAAGAAAGAGTTAATCCCACTTTAACAGAAGCCTTGGCCAGTAGAAGCATGACCAGTTGGCGCTGGTTTAGAAAATTTATTTCGCTGTTGGATCGCTACAACAAAATGTATGATCTAGACAATGAATTGCCGCAACTGACCCTTGATCGAATGTTAGAAGAAATGAACACAGGTATCAATTATAGTGTGCCTGATGCAGTTTCTGGTATGGCGTTTAACACCAATGACATGAACACGGCGTCGTATATTGCCAATGGTCAAACAAGTTTTGCTATCAACACCGGTAGCCAAGAGTTTTACAGGGGAATATATGGCCCTGATCATGTTTATGTGTATGTCAACAATATTTTACAGCACACTGGCTATAGCATCGTTGACCAAAATGTAGTGTTTGATGTTGCGCTGGCAACAGATGATCAGGTTTCAATTTACCACAGCGGAGAAGAATTCATATATTCTGGCATTCCTGCCAGCCCAGCAAAATTGGGCCTAGGTGGAGTGTTTAAACCGCAGTTGATTAGAGAAACCTGGGGAAATTACGATCGTGTCTTGATTCAATGTCACGATGGCAGCAAAATTGTTGCCTTCCAAGAAAACTGGTTCAGCAACGGCGATCCCAGAGATGCTGTTATCCTGGAACTAGAAAGAAGAATTTATGCTGGATGTGTCAACAGAATAGGTGATCCAACACGCCAACGTTTGTCAACATACATCTATGGTCAAGAAGCCAGTGCTGATCGAGCCTTGGCAGAACTACAATGGTTTTTTGCAAACAACATTGATTACAAAGAACGCACTGACTTTATCAATGACAATCCATGGACGTGGAACTACAGCGGTAAGAGTTGGCGTCGACTTTATCTTGATGCCTTTGGCACAGTCCAGCCTCACAGTCATCCTTGGGAGATCCTGGGCTTTGATGAAAAACCTGTTTGGTGGGACACACACTATTCTTGGACAGATCCTGTAAAACGTGCCAACTTAGAAATGGCGCTCATGGGAGGAAAAATCTCTGAGCCAGGTCAGCCTGTCACTTACGATTTCCGTGTGCGTAGACTTTCAGCATTGGGCTATCCTGTGGGAAGTCTAGGGCAACTGTTAAATCCCGTTGAGTGGGGCTTGCCTTCGCCCACGGTTGATCAAGCACGTCAACCGTGGGACATTGGCAGTTATGGTCCTGCTGAGGATGTATGGCTAAGAACTGGCGCCGGCATGTGGGCCGCTTGTATTGACAAGGCCAGTGATCTCAAGACTGCCGGCGAATTTGTTGAAACTGGCATCAATCCTTTTATCCGACCAAATATCAATAACTCACCCAAGGTTTTAGGTGATACATCATTGGCACCAAGCAATTTTGTGCAGACGAGACCAACCATTGGTATTGGTGCAGTATTGTTTGAAACCAATCGAGAACTGAATTTGTTAGGCGAATCTCCACTACTGGAAATGTCACTGATTCAGCCAGTGCTACAGTTTAGCGTGGGCGGATTTACAGATTCCACTGTGCGGTTTAGAATGTATCACACAAGATACCAGTCTGGCAATTATGTGCCAGAAGAAGACTTTGGCCTGACACTAGACAGCGGTGTTGCTGAACACCGGGTTCGATATAGTGCAGTTCGTGTTGAAAAAGACGGCACAGGATTCAGAGTTTATGGGTTTGACCCCGAATACAGATATTTTGAAATCCTAGAACCCATTAAAGAAAACCCCAGCGGTGGTATCACCGGCTCATACCAGAATGTGTTTTCAACACCCACAGGTGATTACGTTGACTACAATCAATGGAAACCCAATGCAGTCAAGGTTCCTTATGGTTCATTGATCAACGGCAAACAAGATTTGTTTGACTTTTTTGCAGGCATGAACGAACTACAATCACAACGAGGATTGATTTTTGATCAACTCAATGATCGTGGAACTGTTAACAACTGGAAACAAGCGGCCATTGATGCGTTGTCTTGGATTGACGAAAACTGGAGTGAAGAACACTTTTGCGTTGTTGAACCAGCCACTGCTGCCGGCGGATTCAAGTTTCATCACGTAGAAGGCCAACTTGATCAACTCAATTCAGACTTGCTCAAACGCGGAAAAATTCTTTTTGCCACAGGCAAAATTGCACAAGGTTCAGATCTGCTGACCACAAGAGATTATGAAGAAAACACAGATTTGATTCAATCTCTCAATGATGAACAAGTTATTTTTGCTGATCTAAAAATCCGCAAATATGATCATGTATTTTTCTTCAACTCTAAAACAAGATTCAATGACCTCATCATAGATCATGTCACTGGTCAGCGGTTGGATTATATTGGCATTGTTGGACGTAGAACTCGTGGATGGGACGGGCGTTATCAGGCCAATGGTGTATTGCCTACATTTACTGGTCTGCTACCAGGATTTGATGCGCTGGTCAATGACATTGTTGAAACTCGCAGACCTGAGAAATCACAATTTGACAACTTCCTAGGCAGACTGTCTAAATCAAACGTTGTGCCAGTAAAAACCACTGTGCTCAGTGAAGTTATTCCTGATGCGGGTGTTGAATTTTTATTCAGACAGGGTCTACAAAGTGCTTCGGGCACCAATTTGGCCATCACAGCATTTTTCCGAAATGCCAATATTGATATTCCTGGTCGTAGTCAAGACATCAACGTCAACGAACAATGGTTGTTTGCCAGCGGAGAGTTTGGCAGACTAGGCAACAGAAAAATCTGGGAAATTGAACTCAGAAAAGAAGATTTGGTCAATGATCGTCAAGTGATTAGATTCCTTGAAGGAAGAACAGATGTTGACCTACGCAGTGACAACATCATTGATATTATTGGCCCTAGAGATCCTCGCTGGATCAATCGTGATAGTTTTGATATACGTTTTGAAAAAGTAGCCCGTGCTGACATAGAGCAACAAAAACTTGCCACTATACAAAAGTGGTTGCCCAGTGCTGGTGTTGCCAACATTGATCAAACTGATCTTAAGGCCAGAGATTTAAATCAACTGTCCAATGGCCTAGCGTTGGACGATGAAAAAGTTCAACATCTACTGTCAATTCTAAGTTTCAGCAAGTTCAGAAACTATGAGCCAGAAGATCTTGTTTGGAACGAAGGCGCTCTTTATAAGTGTGTGACAAAAGTCCAAGGCGGAGAAAATACCGCTTGGGATCCTGAACAGTGGACAATCTACAATGTAGAAGCAACATCGTTGCCTCCAAACATTTGGGTCAGCGATTACAATTTCAAAAACCCGTTCTCAGAAACAACTCCTCCCGGAGATGCTGACGTTGTAGGATGGAACGTGCTACAGTTGGTAGGACCCACTTATGTTGAAGAATGCTGTCCAAATGCTATTCAGACAGGGTTAAATGAAAGTAAAGTTACTTTTGGTAGCCCGCATCGTTTGACCACAGGAGATGTATTCCTAATGGTAGGAGCCAATGACGGCAACTACGACAAGTTCCACACAGTCAAAGATCGTGTTGATGACTATAACGTATTGATCGAAGGTCGTAGCACCAGCAATACACCTATTTTTAACCTAGTGGTATTCAAACTAACTTCAATGAAGTTTGGTTCTATTGAAAGTCTACAGGCACAGTTAAATGGCGTTGAAGGTCTTAAAGAAGGCATGAAAGCCTTTGTAGAACCTGACGGAAGTCCTGACGGTGAATACATTGTTTACAAGTATACCAATCAAGGTAGCGTGTTCTCGTGGCAACGTGACGAAACTTATACCACTGTTGGTGCCGCAATGGTCAATACACAAACCATTGAAAGTGTAACATTGTTGGATGCTGACAATGAAAATATGTTGGCCACAGTTGAAGTATTTGATCCTTACAAGGGTCTTACCATTGACGAAGTGGCAAGATTCATTGACTACAGAGACGGTGTTGATCCTGCAATCTACAACACAGATGACCTGGGTTTACCTGATCCAGATGCTGTCAACGTATGGAACAATCAACACTTGGGTAGAATTTGGTGGGATACCAGTCGTGTTCGTTACTTTGAATACGAACAAGGCGACATCAATTATCGTGCCCGTAATTGGGGACAACAGTTTGACGGCAGTGAAGTGATAGTATATGAGTGGGTTCGTTCTGAACAATTGCCCACAACAGATGATGAACCAATGGCAAGACAAGACACCAGTAGTGGTGTTGGTGTTGTCAGATACAATGCCGTAGAAGAAATTGAAACCACTGGTGCCACTCGCATATATTATTACTATTGGAAAAAGAATGTTTCTGAGTTGCCTGCCAACAGCAGTAGACGCTACAGCGCCATTCAAATACAAACAGTATTAGACAATCCAGACGTTGCTGGTGTAACCTGGATGAGCCCCATTGACAGTAATGCGCTGATTATTTCAAATATTAGACAATACCTCACTACGCGAAACAGCGTGATATTACGCATCGAACAAAAAGACACACCGGAACAACAGCACGAAACAGGCATTTTGGTCAGCGAAGGCTTTACTGGTGACGTTGTTCCTGAGTATCTGTTCCGTAGACTTCGTGTAAGCCTGACAGGCCGAGACAATTTTAGAAAGTCATACCCGCTCAACACATGGCGTGAAAACACCGCCTATGAAGTTGGTGCGTATGTAATCAAGCAAGACTTCCCAGCAGAAATTTCTGTGTATGACAGTTACAGCACACTGGAGTTGGCCATCAATGGCAATTACGGTGGCAGAGATATTCCCATCATTCAAGTGTTTGATGATGGTAGAGAAGAAGTTAAGAATGTGTTGCGTCCAAAGTTAACCGGAGATGATTTATCTCCCATTGATGAAAAACTGCATCGTGTGTTTTATGTGGCCAACAGAACAGTTAATCCTGCCAATAACATTGAGTCTCTTTGGAGAGTAGTGGCCAACGTCAACGGTGATCGCTTGGTTGTTGACTTGTATTCAGAAAACGAAGAAACAGCCAAACTACAAGTGTTGGCCAACAATCCAACAGCATCAATTGTTGAGGTCAACGGACTTTACATTTCTTCCACAGACTTTAGGCAAGACTACGTTGATGAAAAAATTGTGGTAAGTGCCACTAGTGCAATTATTCGAGGAGTTTTGGAAAGCAACGAATATCGTGCTGTGATCAATGCCAGCCGTCGTGTGCCAGATCCAAGGTTACATCCTCTACGTCGTTACGGCAACAACTACACAGTCATTCCACAAACATGGTTCAAGCACATTCGTGAGTCTCGCAGAAACTTTGTGAGAAGTGCCAATGCATACCTGCTAAAGATCAATGCTGTTGGCAAAGATCATTGGAATGCACACTTACTGACTTATAAACCTTTGTTTGGTCCATATATCAAGGACCTAACACCATACTGGAGATATGTTGATTATTTGGCCAATGGCTACCAGTATAACACAGAACAGTTTGTTATCAGAGACATTTCAGAAATGACAGTTGATGGCATTTATGGCATTGCAGACAGTCGTGGCGTCATTGACAAGTCCTTTGTCAAAACAGGCAACGACATTGCCTTGGTATATCAACGCAACGGCACCATTCAATTCAATGATGCAATCTGGGATGGTAGCCTAGGCGATGCTTGGGACATGGCTCGTTGGGATCAGTATGCCTGGGACGAAGACAACAGCGAAGTGGTAAGAAGTCTAATTACCGCATTGCGTGAAGACCTTTTTGTGGAAGATGATCTGGGCTACTTTAATCTATTCTTCTTTGACATGGTCAAAGAAAGCCTGAGACAAATCCCCAACGCAAATTGGGTGTCAAAAACCACCTATTTGAACATCAGTCAAGTGTCAACTAATGATCTAACACCTGTGGGTGTTTACTTTGATCGCAGAGATGTGTTTGTTAAAAACTACATTAACGAAGTTAAACCTTACCACAGTAAGATTGTTG